TTTGATGCCTTCAACAACATCTGGTCGTGACTCCAAAAACTTACCAACTTGTTCGTATTTCTTTAGACTTTGATTTTCAGCATACAGTTTATCCTTTTCTGATTGAAAATACTTTGCCTGTGATTGCCAATCGTTAGAACTCTCTTGCTGTTGTTCACCTTCATCTTGCCCTACATTATCATTGATTTCACCTTGATTATCAAGATTTTCATTTTCTAATGCGTTATTCATTACTTATCTCCTTTTTGTGATTTCTCGTTTTTTTCTTGAGCTTGACCACGTAAACGTAATTTCTCTGATTCGAGTTTAACCACATTGGTTAGTTGATTGACTGCATTCTTATTAGCAGCCTGTGTGTTTAATTCATTTTCTTTAAGTGTAGTTTTAAATTTCTCCACTTCAGTTCTTTTTCTAGCTGATATTGACTCTCTGTGAGCTGTTTGTAAATCGCCAGATAAATTTTTAATTTGTTCTTGTGCAGAAGCTAATTGCTGTTGTAATTGCTGAACAATATCCATTCTTTGCAATACACCTTCTTTGTCAAATATATCAGTTTTCATTAATGCTTCTGTTCTGTCAATAAGACCCATTTTAAATGCTTCCATATATATTGACCATTCACCCCATCTATTTGATGGCATTGTTGAGTTACCAATAATATTAACATCATATTGACCAATAGTCAAATCATTATGTAGTTCTCCAATTGCTTGTGATTTATCATCGTAAAAATTAACCATATATTCAGACAAATCATTGTTAGGTTGAACTATTCTAAATGTTTTCTTATATGTGTAATGTTCTTTTGCAAGATTGTATATAACTCTACCTAATCTTTTTAAACTTCCTTCAATATCTCTTAATTTAGACTTACTACGTCTCTGACCAAAATCTTCCATCATCATTGTTGCTGACGATGTTTGTGGTGCAGCTTCTGCATTTCCTTGCATCATTTCAAATATGCCCATATTTAAATCAATATATTTTTCAATCATAGGTGGTAAGTTTAATATTGAATTAGATAAAGGAGAAGGTTGCGGAAAATGCGGCTCACCCATTGACGGGTCATATTCAATTGTTGCATTAGGATTAGCCCAATCTCTTTCTAATTCTTCAATATCATCAACACTTCCTTGCGGTATAAGTAATTTTAAACCAGCAGATGATTGTGCATGTGACGTAATAAGTGACATTACTTTATTTAAATATTTTTGAAAATCCTTGTTTTTTCTAACATCGCTCATTGGATATGGAGTATTTGTCCATATGTTTGGAACTGGCACAATCGGATATTTGTCCGTATTTAAAACATATTCATATAATACAATTTGTCCTAATGTGCATGTAATTTTAATTCTTGTTTGCATAACTTCAACAACATCAATAAGCCCATTTTTAGCAGCTTCAATAACTTTATCATTTTCCATAAACTTACGCATATTAGCTTCATCTAATATTCTTTCATTACCATCTTGCATATTTACAATTCTGTAATAAGGGACTTTAGTTTTTGAAAAATATTCTATAAGTT